ATAGCACGTTGAGCTAAAGCAGCCATTTTAATTAAAATATCATCGTTTTTAACACTAATTTCCATATATTCTTTAATTAGAGGAACTACTAAAGTAGCATCTCCAATATCAGAAATAAGTGGTTTCAATTCATTTATGAGAGCAGTAACCTGTTGGTCTTTTTTCTTTTGGTTATTGTAAATTTCCTCTAAAACATCAGAGAATTTTTTCTTTCCAAAAATTATATTATCGAATTGTGACATAAATATACATTTAGTTTCTTATAAATATGAAACTTAAAAACTTGTATATCCATTTTCTAAATAAAACACATAACCTTTTTTAAATATTTCATAAAGTTGATTTGCTATTTTTGTGATTTTAGGTGTTTTAACATCAACTTGTTCACGAATATAAATGTAAAGTGCTTTTTTATTAAATATATCTAAATGTTCTCTTTTACGAAATAATTCTAAAATAGCATCTGCTATTTGAGCGTCATATTCTTTAGGAAATAATTCAAATATATTCTCCGTACAATATTCAGTAAACTCATCTATATAAAGAGATAAACGGTCATTAACCGGACCATCTTCTATTGTATATGAATGGTTTTCATCTTCTTCTAAAATTTCTATAGGTGCAGTATCAATACGTTTTTTATAATTTTTCTGATTAGATAGAATTAAATAACGTTTAGCAATAGTTCCAAAATATGAAAATGCTTTAGCTCCTTTTTCTGGATTAAATAAGTGGATTTTAGATAAAAGAAAAGTAATTACTTCATGTTGTAAATCTTCAATGTTTTCTACTTCGGTATAGTAAAATTTAAAAGTATGAATAATATTTTCTGTCAGTTTAAAAAATCCATGATGAATTCCTTCTCTATATATTTTACTTCTTTCTTCAAAGTCGGTGGTATTATTATATAATACTATAGCATTTTCAGTATCTTGGGTAAAATACTGTACTCCTTTCTTTTTCTTTTTTACTACTACCTCTTCCATTATTTAATATTTTTGATAATGAAGGAATTCAATGCAATTTGGATGGTTTTAATCTGTTCAAAGAAAAATCCTACTTCATCATCGGATTTAAAACTACCTTTAGCATCTACTTCCATCATTTTCTTTTCTGAAAGTTCTATAGTGTCTGAAATTTTATTTAAGTAGGTCATATAACCTGCTAAAATATCCTCTTGTTTTTCGTTTTTACGTAAGAGGTTATAGGTCGTAAATCCAAGAGTTGCGACCAGTATTGAGAGTAATACAATTGTTAATATCATAAGTTGTTTAATATATTTTTTAATCCTTCACTTTTTATACTACCTAATGCTTTAGTTTTAGTAGATGAAGTTGCTGGATATGATTTATTATTACCCAATGTAAATGATTTCTTTTGATTCTCCACGTTACCCTGTAATTTAGGTAACCATTCTCTTTCAAACTCAATACGAGCAGCCATTAAATCAGCCTGATGTACAATAAATGGTAATGCTGTACGTGGTTTTTGTTCTGGCATATAAGTAAGTAAATATTTTTTATTTGCCTCATCATATAAACCATCATGTGTTTGGATTGTAATCATTTCATTAAATGTATACTGGATACCATGAGATTGAAGTAAAAATAATCCTCTATCAGGAACAGATGCGAATGGAACTTTAGTATTAAACATATACTCCTCACCTAATTTTTCACGTCTCCAGTTATCAGTTTGAGGGATATAAGATTCATTTTCCTCATCTCCCATTTTACCTAAATCGTGATTAAGAGCTGAAAATACTAATTCTTCTTTAGTATATGTTGAAACATCAGCACCCATTGTAGCCCATAAATCATGAAGATGTAGAGCACAAGTAATAACTCTATTAACATGTTCTACATATCCACCCGGAAACGCATTATGGTATTCTTTTTTATGAGCAGCAGGCATTAATATTAAACGCTCAGAATATTGATTATAAAAGTCAATCAATTTAGTTTTACGAGGTTCCGAAATGTGATCTTCAATAAAACCAATTAAACGTAACCAATTTTGTTGAATTTCTTCAGCAGTAAGATTCATAAATTTAAATTAAAATGAAGTGTTAATTTCGTTAGGACCTAACGGTTCTTGTTGAACAAAAGATTTAGCATCATTAATGTTATCTCTCATTAATTGGATAGTTTCATCAACCACTGTCCAATTATTCTGTCTTAAGGCGAATTGTAATTTCTCAATCCCGGATTCTACCTTTTCCATTCTTCTCATTATTATTTCTCTATTTTTCATATTTTCTTTTTTACCCTGTGGTTGGAATATAATATTAAAATTAATCCACTCCAAGTTTAAGTTAAAAGAAGGTTTACAAAATCAAGATTCTTTTTGAGATGTGAGCATTTTTCATAATCTTCCATTTCCTGGAAGTAACTTATTGATAATTCTAACGCTAACTTAAGGTGTATATCAGCAAATCTATATAATGCTTCCTGAGTAATCAAATTATTTGGGTCTACTTTTTGTATGTAACCCCAAGCTCTATTAAACACTACAAATTCCCCAGCTCTATCTATATCTACTATATCTAATTCCTCATCTAATTTTTCAAAAAATTTAAGTAATTGGTCATTAAATACATGATGATTTTGGATTAATTTTTTAAACATCCCAACCCAGAATAAAGGATGATTTTTATAATCTAAAGGAATATCTACTTGTTGGGTTTTCTCCCTTAATGGCTCGGGTTCATCTCCATTAAACAAGTTAAATATTTTATTAATATCCATATATCGATACATATAGGCGCCATACACTTTTATATAGCGCCTATATTAAACGACCTCGTATTATTCACATACAGCGTCGAAAATCAATAAATTATTTTATTAACGCGTAATATTTGTATGTTTTTTCTTTTCTATCTTCTAATCCGTGAGTACCACCATTAATTCTTTTAGTCAATTCTAAAATAGAAGCATCATTAACTCCTTTATCACAAATTGACCATAATTTATTCTTATCAAAGAAAAACATTGCTGAATCAAAAGCATAAGTAGTAGCTACTAAATCAGGAGTATCCATAATCTCAGGCTTTCCTAAATACTCAGAAAAAGCCTTATAATTTGCTTTGCCTGTTAATTGCAGAGCACCACGTCCTCTATATTTCCACCCATCTCCAGAAGTTTCAGCTCCATTACCCATACGATCTGCATAAACACGGTTAGCAATTTTTTCAGGATTACGAGCATAAGATTCCTCTAAAGTACCAGGAAAATATTTTCCAAAAATACCCTGTAGACCTTGTGCTGAGTAATTTAAGTTTTCTGAAAATGCTTTAAAGCCTCCTGTTTCATGAGCTGTTTGAGCGAAAAAATGTGCTGCGCGGATTGGAGTTAATTTTAATAAAGTCATAGCTGCTTTCATAGTACCCGGACCAAAAGCTCCATCGGCAGCAACCCCAGCTCTTTCTTGTAAACTTTTTAAGCTCATTATTCTTCTGTTTTGTTAGTTTTTTTACCCCAAATTTTATCTACTGAAGATAAACCTAAACATCCAAAAGCTAATAATGCTACTGATTCTACTAAAATGTTAGAAGGAGCAACATGGGCTTCTGAGAATGAATTGTGGTACATAGTAACACAAAGTGCTAATGTACATAATAGGCCACATAGTCTTTTCATAGATACTTTGCCTGTTTCGTCAAAAAATAATTGTTTCATATTATAGTTGTTTTGTTGTTTTTATTAAACTTTCTTGTAACGCTTTCGAAAACGCCTTTCGGTTTAACGGAACTTCATTATTTTCAACATTTAAAAATGCCGCGAAAATAAATGTTTTTCTAATACCAACTGATTTAATACAACTATTTCCAATACATATTGTAGTTTCTACAAAATAATCTTTTTTCAACCATTGTAGACCCATTATATTTACTATTTGTTGAGGTGAATAAATACTATCTATACTTACTTGAACAGGAAAACCTAACGAATCGTTTGGTGTATATCCTTTTTCAATTAATAATTCTTCAACTGTTTCTTTAACACCAAAAGTAACATCTCTACCTCCAATAGTTTGAATATATTGAACGTTAGTTACATGAACATTTACTTTTGTAGTATCTGTTGGTGATAAAAGTAATAATATAGGAACTAATATATTTAACATCTTTTATAAATATTAATAAGTTACAGAACCAGAATATCCAGGAGCAATAAGATAATAATTAAGTATTCCTCCTGAGGTTAATGTAGAAGTAGTAATAGATGATACACCTGGATATGTAATTCTAACATTACTTGTAGCGGTTTTTATAGCATTATATTCTGAGGTTGTAAATAATCTAACATCAGGTGCTGTTCTCCATCTTGAAAATATACCTGATTTTCTAGCAGCTACATAATATTTGTCTGCTACAGAAATTATACCATCATCATTAACATCAAACATATGAAATGATAAACCATTTTTAACTACTTTATCTAAAATAACATTAGAAACCCCTTGTATATCAGAGGTAGTATAAGCTTGGATACGTGTAGGAGCATCAATTTGTATATAATATTCTTTTGATGGGTCATAAGCTTCAGAAATAGAATAATAGCCATTTGAGTTAGTATAAATTGTTTTATACAATGTCCAAGAGGAAGTTGTAACTATATATTCAAACTCTAATACATAAGGTAATGAACTTGAATTATTTAAATCATTCCATTTACCTCCCCCAACAAATTGAATATAATCTTCATTACCTGAGTTGTTTGGTTCTCCACTATTCCATGAAGAATAAGAATAAGTTTCTCCTGTTACCCATCTCCAAGTTCCTTCAGTTACTTCATCTGTTAATCCAATCCATCCTGAAGGCCATAATCCAAATATAAAAGAATTTTCACCCGAAGTAGTAATTGTTACAAGATGACCTCCCATATTAATACAATTTTGTCTAGCTGTTGTCCATACAGCTGACCCAGTAGATCTATAATAAGAGTGTCCGTTATAATTGTTTTGAGAAGTAAATCCTGTTATAGTAGAGTTTGTCCTTCTATAAAGTTTTACAGCTACATTATTTGCTCCTGAACCATTAGCATTATAAAGGTAGCCTGAGTAGGTGAATTGGCCTAATAAATTATTTGTAAATAAAAGAAATACAATTAACCACCTCATATCTTTAATTTTGCTCCTAATAATATTTGAAAATTTAAAATATCTTGTCCTGCTATATAAGTACCACCTGCGGTTAATCCAATACCAAATGTTTTAGTTAATTTATAATTTAAATTTAAAAAGGGAATAACAATTGGTTTTGCCTCTAAAAAAGATTCTGTGTAGAATTTAGAATAGGGAGAATAAATACATGCCATAATTACTGTAGCATCTAATGCTTTAGTAACTTTACCTTTATACATAAACCCACCAATTACAATAGTTGATATTAATTCTTTATTATATAATTTTCCATAATTACCAGCAACACCATATAAAGCTGTGAATTTTTTAATTGAGTTTACTCTTACAAATAGAGCATTTCCGGTTGTTGATTTAGGTAAAAAACCAAATCCACCAGAAACTACATTAATATGTTTATTACCTTTTTTATTAGTACCAATCCAAGAACGAACCCCAGAAATATTACCTATTTTAGCATTAACCATATAATCAGCAGAAAATCCTATTGATGCTGTACCATCACCTTTTACACGAGTAAAAGAGACAGTACCTCTAGCATCTTGAGCACCGTCAGATTTAGTTTGTACTCCAACAATATCCCCAGTTAAGAGGATTGCTGGTTTTTGGGTTTCAGTTTTTGCTTTTGAAGCTGCTTTTACTGTAGCATTAGATTGAGTCTTTTGAGTTTCAGTTTTTTGTTCTGAAGATTTATCAGTTTCGGTTTTTTGTTGATTATTATTACCGCTTGATCCAGAACTAGAACCGCTGGAATTAGAAGAAGAGCTAGAGTTAGAACCTGAAGAATTATCTCCACCTACATTTCCTCCTCCTTCGGATCCCACTGACCCACCTTGATTTTCTGATGAATTTCCTCTATTTTCTCCCTTCGTTTCTTCATTCGAATTAGAGTTAGTTTCACTGTTACTACTACTGCTACTACTATTAGAATTATTATTTCCATTTTTATTGTTTTTAATATTCCCAACTCCTGAAGAAGTAGTACCACCAATATTACTACCAACACCTCCAGTTACCCCACTTGTTAAGGAAGAAAGATCTAAACTTAACAGATTAGTTACATTACCAATAATATTAGAAACTTGGTTTGTAGAAGTTATGGTTGTTGTAGTGATAAGAACACCTTGACAGGGGGAAGTTGTCTTGTATTTGTTATAAATATTATTAATCCAAGCATCAAACGTACCATCACTTAATTGTGTGTAAGTAAACGTTTGTATTTGTCCATAATACGCAATAACAATAGGTGCACTCATGTCTGCGTATATAAATTTATTCGCTTGAGTACACGGGTCTATATAACTATAATTAAAGGATTGCCCACAAAGGGGCAATCCAATAATCATCAATATCAATAATATTTTAGTTTTTAAAGATACCATTCTTGATTAAGTTTTCAATTACTTTAGTAGTAGCAGTCTCTAAAGACTTTCTTGTTGCTTTACCTACAGTACTTTGAGAAAACTTCATATCAAGATTTTTTAAAAAAGATTCACCGGTTTTAGTTGCTTCACCTTCACCTGAACCTATATAAATCTGACCTGTTTTTGCGTCTACAAATCTTACTTGTAAACGAATAAAAGTAGTTACAACTACTGTTGATTTACCTTTCATTACTGTTTCATCTTCATCAACAGCAAAATCGGCTACAGTAACATAAACAAAATATTGAGCGGCTTTAATTTTACCTTTTCCATCAATTGGTTCCTCAAAAATACCTTTTTTAGAGGCCTTAAATTGAGTTACCA